CAGATAGAGGTATTGATGCCTCTACTAGTGGAACGGCTTTAAGAAACGTATTCCTAGAACTGTCTAAGCAAGGGTTAACGTTTGACGAGGCAATGGCTAAAATTAATAGTGCAACAGATAAAAACGCTACGGCTATGGATTTATTCGGTAAACGTGGTGCTACGGTAGGTGTTATTTTAGCTGGAACTGGCGATAGTGTTGATAAATTAGAAGAGAAGTTAAATAATGCAGAAGGAGCTGCTAGATTAATGGCTCAAACAATGGCTGACAATGTTACGGGTGATGTAACTAAAGCTGAATCTGCTTGGGAGGGTTTTATACTTTCTATTGAAGATGGTAGCGGTGTTATCGGTGGTTTAACAAGAGAGATTATACAGTTAGGTACTTCATATCTACAAATGGTTGCTGCTCTTAATAACGGAGATATAGAGGCGGCTAGTCAAGTATGGTTAAACCAAATAGGTGTAGTTTCAAGCGAGGTGGTAGAATTAGAAACTGCTACGGGTAAACTGGTTTTAAGTCAGCAAGACCTATTAAAAGCCGCACAAAATAATGAAGCAGTATTCCTAGAACTATCTAACCAATTTAAAGAAGGTACAATAGATGCAGCTAAATACCAAAAAGGCGTAGAACTTTTAGCGGGTGGATGGCAGCAGTTAACAGAAGAACAAAAGAAAGCAAAAGAGGCTAGCGATGAATTAGCAGCGAAACAAGCAGCAGAGTCTTTAGAGGTTAAAAGACAAGAAGAAGAAGCGGCAGCGGCAGCGAAGTTAGCCGAAGCTAAAATAGAGGCAGATAAGAAAGCGGCAGCAGAAAGAAAAAAGACAGCGGAAAAGTTGGCTGCTGATAGGGTTAAAGCAGAAGAGAGCGCTTTAAAACAAATAGAGCAATTACAGATAGCTAACATTGAAGACGAGCGATCCAGAAAGGCGCAAGAGTTACAGTTTGAGTTTGACCAAAAAATAGCTAGAATTACGGGTGATAGTCAAGCGGAAAAGGAATTAAAATTACTATTAGCTCAAGAACTAAGAGATGCTTTAAAAACTCAAAAAGAAGAGTTTGCAACAGAAGACGCAGACAAAGAGGAAGAAGATAGATTATTAAAAAGGGATTTAGATTTAGAGTTAGCAGAAGTAGAAGCGGGCGAAGATTTAGAAAAACAAAACGAGGTTTTAGAGATGCGAAAGCAGCAACTTTTAGACAACGAAAATATAACGGGAGTTGAGCGAGAGATACTAAATAAAAAGTATACAAATGAAATAGCTAAGAATGAAGAGAGATTAAAAGAGCAAAAAATAGCGGCTCAATTTTCTTTTGCAAATGCAGCCGCATCTGTTTTGGGTAGTCTTAGTGCTTTAGCTAAAGAGGGAAGCGATGAAGCAAAAGTTTTAGCTCTTGCTGAAATTGCTGCAAATACGGGAATAGGTTTAATACAAGGTTTAACTATTGCGCAGAAGTCAGCTAGTGCAACTGGCCCTGGGGCTGCGTTTGCTTTTCCTATATTCTACGCTACTCAATTAGCAGCGGTATTAGGTGCAGCAGCGCAAGCAAAATCTGTTTTAGCTGCGGATGGTATGAAGTTAGAAGATGGCGGTAGAATTAATGGGGCTTCTCACGCTATGGGTGGCGTTCCTTTTACAGTAGATGGTCGCGGAGGTTTTGAAGCCGAAGGTGGAGAAGTGATTATAAATAAAAGAAGTGTAGCTATGTTTGGCGATGTGCTAAGTGATATAAACGAAGCGGGCGGTGGTGTTGCTTTTGCTCGCGGTGGTAGGTTAACGAATAAGTTTCAGAATGGTGGAGCGTTACCAATAAGTAGCGGAGTTACAACACAACAACAGCAAGCACAGTTTGATGCTGGCTTTGAGATGTTTGCGGAAACAATAGTACAAGGATTTAACGACAAAGAAGTTATTAATGTAGCAACAAATACAAGCGATACAGCTCAAGAGGTTAATAATATTTCAGCAGAAGCTACTTTTTAAGAATAAAATTTTGTAACTTTAACAAAAAACAAAACTATGTTAGTAGATGAATACAAAAAAGACCATAGGCGTAACATTTGTGGAACTTGCCCAAAGAAAAGAGGCGACTTTAAATTATTCGGTTTCACTATCTTTAAAAGAGTGGAGCAATGTAAAGTTTGTAAGTGTTCTATACAATTGAAAACTGTTTGGGAGGATGCAAGTTGCCCGCTTAATAAATGGTAGCGCCAAAGTATAAAGCCGTAGAACTATCTAACAGAGCCGAAATTATAGAGGCTTTTAAAGAGATAGGCAAACTAAGCCCTAACAAGGCTAAGATAGTTTTATTAATAGACCTATTTAACGAAGTACACGAATCTAATATTTTCACTTTTCATAAGTACGCTGGCTGCGGCGATTGTCAAAGAAACTTGCGTAACTTTTGGAACTTTGTAATACAAGAATGGAACAAGAAATAATAAAGAGTCTAATTGTTAAATATAATTTAGACCCATCTAAAGAAATTGTAGATTGTTATTTGAGTTTAATTAAATTAGGTTTTAATGATATTTGGCTAAGAAATGTATGTATAATAAAAGAGTTTGACTTACTCTATAAGACGGATCAAAAAGTTATGTCTATCTATTTAGACTTAGCTATAAAACATAAAAATCTATCTATTGAGAGCATACGTAAAGTTATTCGAGAAAGGCACTTATACGAAATATAATTCTCTAAAAACTTCTATTTTTCTTTTTAACACTTTGTTAAGAATTTAAAAACACATTCCCTAGCCCAAGCCCAGAGCGGCTTTTCTTATCTTTTATTTTAATGGTATTATACTAGAGAGGGGTTAAGGCTCGTTAGAACGCTTTAAAATGCGTTTTACAAGGTGTTGGATTTTTACTTGATTCGTAGTTAAATATTCTGCAAAACAGATTAAACACAATATTATATTTTGTTATTGTTATTTTCTTTAACAACCTTTTTTAACTAGTTTACGTAATTTTGTAATATGATATTTAACGAAATAAACGACAATAAATCGGAAATCAATATTAATGATACTATCGGTTTTTGGGGTTTAACTCATCAAGATTTTTCTAACCAGCTTAACGAATTAGAAGGTAAAGATATTCAGTTAAACATCGCCTCTTTTGGTGGTGTTGTTTCTGATGCTTTTGCAATTTATAATTCTTTAAAATCTCACTCAGGCAGAATTACGGCGAACATCTACGGAGATTCGGCAAGTGCTGCGACATTTATTGCTATGGCAGCAGACGAGATAAGAATAGCTGACAACGCTTTATTTTTGATCCATAACGTACAAGGTATGGCGGTAGGTGATACCGAAGAGATGAAAAAGACAATAGAGCTAATGGAAAAAATGAACGGAAACATAGTTAACGTTTATAAGAAGAAAACTGGGTTAAACAAATCTACTATTAAAAAACACATGAACGCGGAAGAGTGGTGGACTGCAAACGAAGCTAAGTCTAACGGTTTTGTAGATAAGGTAGTAGAGCCTAGCGATATTATCAGAGAAGACGCACTAGTAAATTGTGTAGATGAACGATTAAAAGAAAAATTAGTAAATAAATTAAATAACAATAAATCAACAAAAATGGCAGAAGAAAAAAAAGAGCCTACTAAAGTTGAAACTTTAATTGATGCGATGAATAACTTTTTCGCTCCTAAAGAAGATACTAAAGAGGTTAAAAACGAAGCGCCAAAGGTTGAAGATTCATTTTCTAAAGAAGATGTAGATTCGATTGTAAACGCTGCAAAAGAAAACGCAGAATCTTTGAAAGAAGCTAACGAGGTTATCGTTAACGCTAAAGACGAAGAAATTGCAAAGTTAAAAGCTGACTTGGAGAAAGCTAGTGCAAAACCTACTAACGTAGCAAGTGCTGATAAATCACCAGAAAGCGAAGAGAAAAAAGAAGTAGTTAACGGATTCTTATCTAAAACGGCTGCTCGATTTAATAACAAATATAAAATTAACTAAAAATGGCTGACGTATTACAAGCAAATTTTACACACACTTACGCTGGAGCAGAGGTTATTGACCAACTGTTTTACCAACCAGAAGAGGGTGTACCTTCTTTAGCTGAATTATATCAGTTCAAAGAAATTAAAGGAGATAAAGCAAACATTTATCTACCACAAAAATTAAGAAAAGTATTAAAGAAATACACTACTTGCGGATGGGCTGTTGCTGGTGCAACTACTACCATGAATGACAAGACTATTTCTGTTGAGAAAATCAAAGCAAACTTAGAAGAGTGTGTTGACCAATGGGATGACACTATTTTTTCAGAGTTGATGAAAACGGGAGTTTCTCGTGATGATATTTCTGGTACTTTAATTGACGAAGTTATCAAACGACAAGTAATTAGCGGAGTAAAATCTGACATTCACCGTATTATCTGGTTCGCCGAAGATGGTGATGCTGATACTGATTGGGATATGTTCGACGGGTTCTTTACTTTGATGAATGATAACAGTTCTACTATCGGTGCTAGTTGCTTCATTGATATGGATGCAACAGCATTTGAAACGGGAGATGCTTTAGTAGCTGACGGTGCTATTGGACTTTTACGTCAAATGTGGGGCGCTCAAAACGCAGTTTTAAGAGGTATGCCACTTGCTGACCGTAAGTTCTACGTAACTAACACAGTTATCGACAACTACGCTACTACTTTGGAAAACCAAGGAAACGTAGAAGGACAAAGATTAATCCAAGACGGTGCTACTCGTTACTTCTTTAGAGGTGTTGAGTTGATGCCAGTACCAGAGTGGGACGTTAACTTAGCAGATGCTACTAACCCTCACAATGCTTTAATTGGTAGTAACTTAATTGTTTACACTACTAAAGACAACTTAGTATTTGGTTCTGATGTTAGAGCTGGTGAAACGCAATTCAAAACGCGTTACGCTGACGATGACGATGAAACAATGAAGATTACTCAAAAATTCAAGTTAGGCGCTCAAATCGTACATTACGAATTGGTGTGTGTTGCTTACTAATATAAATCTTTTAGGGGGTGTAAAAGCCCCCTTTATAAAACAATAAACAAATGGCAGAATTATCAAACGATATTCTAGTGACGTGTGAGGACGAAAACAGAAGAGGTGGTATTAAACGTATCTTTGTTGCAAACAGAGAAAACATTACATCTTTTACTGCTGGCGCTCTTCAAGACTACACAGCCGTAACTATGGATCAAACTTCTGATGTCTTTTTCGAGATTGAAATTGACGACGAAGGTGGGTCTTATAACGCGGAAGGTAGCAGAGAGAACGGTTCTTCAATGCAAGAGCATACTATCGAGGCTAGAATACCAAAATTGGACAAAACAAAAGCACTTACTTTACAACAGTTATTTACTTCATGTAGAGTTGTTGCTATTGTTGAAACATATATTTCTACGGGTTCTTTTAACCAAGCGTTCGTAGTAGGTTACGATGAAATCTTATTAACAGATGCAGCGTTAAACGCTAACGTAACTACAACCCTAGAGGCTGAATTACAAGGGCAAAATGCTTACACTCTTACAATGACTGGAAAGTCTGGCGAAATTGCTAGAGAGTATGTAGGAACTTTTGAATCTAACGCTAGCGGTACTATTACTGTAGGCTCGTAATGTACAGAGTTATAGAAAAGGGATTAGGTAAATTGGTGTGTAACTGTGATGGTTGCACACCTCTTACTGATTCTTTAAGCCAGACAAAACTAAAGAGATTATTTACACTCAATTGCGAATTTATAGAATATGTCGAAACAAAGACAATCAAGCGAGAGGAAACCGAGAAACCAACGGAAGTACCAGCCACAGAAGAAAGTGCAACAGATAAAGGCACTAGCACTAAGAGACGTAAACGAAACTCAGGAAAAGGAACAAAAAAGCACTAAGCAAACGCCTTGGTTTCCTTTCTTTGTTGATTCGGAAAACATCTA